ATAATAAACAGGTCGGGGGGCTACTATTTACTTTTGTTTTTAGTTTAGTACCACCCTATATACAAAAAAGAGTGATTTTTCGAAGACTAACGAAGGAAGTGTTTGGGTATAGGGGGACGTTAAGAGTTTAATATATCTTGGTAAGTTAGACCACAGGTTTAGATACACCAACGAAAATAAACTAGTAAAACCACATAGTTCCTAAGGGGGAAGTAACTAACGAATAAGATGTAGTTCCTAATAAGATATACTCTTAAGGGTAGCATCTTATTCAAAACCACGTAGTTCCTAAGTGAGTTACGAAGTAACTAACGAATAGGATATACTATTAGGGGTAGTGTGGTTTAGTAGAATGGGGGAAAGTGAGTTGCTATTCATTTGACTTATGATGGGTATTCATAACAACTATAATAGGTATGAAATTAATTCATAGTACCACAAGTGATCGAGGAGTGAGTGAACGAAGTGAACGAATAACGAGTGAATAGAGTAACCAGTAAGTTATTGAATCTAAAGGAATAGTAAAATAAATGAAAATAATGCTTGACAAATGGTAAAAAGTATGATATAATATTATTGTTCTTTCAAAAGTACATAAGGAACTTTACCGATAAATACATAAGTTATATATATACTTATACCTTATCGGTTAACTCCGAAAGTTACTTATAACTACAACCTTAATTTTTTCTTCGTCTTCTTTTAAGAGAAGATAAACGGGGATAGCTATGCCAGATGAAAATACAAAAAGAAAAAGGGGTAGACCTCCTCTATCGGAAGAAGAAAAGGCTCGTAGGAAAAAAGAAAGAGAAGTAGCCAAAAGAAATGGTAGACCTACTAAGGCTGAGTTAGCAGCTAAGAGAGCTGGTAATAGACCTGTAGGTAGACCACCCGGTGATAAAGCTATAATGGACGAGTACAAGGCCAGACTTTTAGCGTCACCTAAGTCTAGGTTAGTATTAGATACGATATTGGATGCAGCCTTAGATAACGAACATAAGAACCAGTCAGCAGCTTGGAAGTTATTAACGGAACGGTTAATGCCATTATCGTACTTCCAAAAGGATAACAATAGCTCTGGTCGTTCTAGTGTCTCTATCACTATATCGGGTGTAGGTGGTGATACTACTATTGTAGGTAATGACAGTGATAATGATAACTACGATAACCAAAATGACGATATAGTGGAAGGGGAGTATACAATAAGTGATGTCTAACTTAGAGTTGAACTTAACTTACTTTTCCCCCAAAGAGTTCGCTTGTAAGGAAACAGGAGAGAACAACATGGATAGCGAGTTCTTACTTAGGTTAGATAAGCTAAGAGGAGAGTGTGGTTTTCCTTTTCGTATTACGTCAGGTTATCGTTCAACGGAACATTCGGTAGAGCGTAAGAAGCCTAGACCGGGAACTCATACAAAGGGTATAGCAGCAGACATTGCTTGTACTAACTCTTTTGAAAGATACAAGATTATAGAGGAAGCCTTGAAGCTAGGTTTTACAGGTATAGGGGTGGCTAAGAGTTTTATACACGTTGATACTCGTGTAGACCTCCCTCGTTGCTGGACTTACTAAGAGGAAAAAGGGTATATGGGATTATTTAGTAATGAGACTGACGGACTGCTAAGATCATTAGGTATAGAGTCTGGTAACACTACAATAGCTAAGGAGCTTGCCCTTGACATTACTCCCCTTTTAGGTGAGATAAGAAGCGCACAGTCTGCTAGAAAAAATTATGGAGAGGGCAACTACGGTATGGCTGCTGTAGATGCTCTTGGTGCTATACCACTTATCGGTGCTATTCCCCGGGTTGCAAAGTCTGGAGTAAAAGCTATTAAGTCTCTATCTGACCTAGAGAAAAGTGGTTTGGCAGATATAAATACTATTGTTAAGAAGCAAGGTACTTATAAGCATTATAAACTCAAAGACGGTGTAGACCCTAAAGACCTAGATTTAATTCCACCACCTTCTGCTGCTCAGAACACACAAGCTGCTCAGGCGTCTACCAAGGGCAGCTATGAAAAGGCTATTAACCTGCTCGATAGTGATAAAGGCAAAGGGGGCAGGTGGCTAGATTTTGGTGCTGGCAGGGGGTACAGTGGATCAAGAGGTGCTACAACTTACGAGCCTTTCCCTAGAACTGAGTTCAAGCCAGATTTTACAGACACATCCAAAATACCTGACAACTCTTTTGATAAGATAACAAACCTGAATGTACTTAACGTAGTTCCTCCTACAATAAGAAATGAAATTGTTACAGACATTGGTAAGAAGCTGGCCCCAAGGGGAGAAGCTATTATTACTACCCGTGGTGCTGATGTCTTAGATGCTAATGGGATTTTAGCAAATGAGCCTATGTCTATCATCACTGGGAGAAACACTTATCAAAAAGGCTTTACCCCTAGCGAGTTAGAGGATTATGTATCTCAGACTCTGGGTGAAGGCTTTGAAGTTGCTAGGTTAAAAGGAAAAGAAAAGATTGGACAGGCTGGAGTAAAAGTTAAAAAGCTGGCACTAGAAGCTAAAGAGGAGATAGTAGATTTAAACGTAACTGGCTTTGAGAGTTCTATATAGTGGCTGAGTTAGATATACAGCTTCTCCCTTGGCAGCAAGAGGTATGGAAATCACCAGTACGGTTTAAGGTTGTAGCAGCAGGTAGACGTTGTGGCAAGTCTAGACTGGCTGCTTGGTTACTTATCGTAAACGCACTACAGGCTGAGAAGGGTCATGTGTTCTATGTAGCACCAACCCAAGGACAAGCACGAGACATTCTGTGGTCTACGTTGTTAGAGTTAGGTCATCCAGTTATTAAAAGCAGTCACATTAATAACCTACAGATCACTCTCGTTAACGGTGCTACCATCTCCCTAAAAGGAGCAGATCGACCAGAGACTATGCGTGGTGTCTCCTTAAAGTTCTTAGTGTTAGATGAATACGCAGATATGAAACAGTCTGTGTGGGAGCAGATCCTAAGACCAGCTCTAGCAGATCAGAAGGGTGGAGCTTTATTTATCGGTACACCTATGGGCCGTAACCACTTTTATGAACTCTATCAATCAGCAGGATCAGAACATGACGAAACCTATGACTCTTGGCACTTTACGTCTTACGACAACCCGTTACTTGACTCAGAAGAAATTAACATTGCAAAAAAATCTATGTCTAGCTTTGCGTTCAGGCAAGAGTTCATGGCATCGTTTGAAGCTCAAGGTGGTGAACTCTTTAAAGAAGACTGGATCAAGATGTATGACACCACCCCTGAACTGGGTGATTACTATATCGCAGTCGATCTTGCAGGCTTCGCTGACGTTGAAAAAGCGACTACCTCAAGAGCCAAAAAACTAGATCAGACTTCTATCGCTGTAGTTAAAGTTAGTGAAGATGGTTGGTTTGTAGAGGACATCATTTATGGTAGGTGGGATATTAAGAAGACAGCCCACAAGATCTTTGAAGCAGTGCGTAAGTATGAGCCACTTGCTACAGGTATCGAGAAGGGGGCGTTAAAGAACGCTGTGTTACCCTACCTTACTGACATAATGAAGTCTACACAGAAGTTCTTTAGGGTGGAGGAGTTAACCCATGGTAACAAAAGAAAAGTAGATCGTATAGTGTGGGCGTTACAAGGTAGGTTTGAACATGGTAACATCACGTTGAACGAAGGTAAGTGGAACTCGGAGTTCTTAGACCAACTGTTCCAGTTCCCTAACCCATTAGTCCATGATGACTTGGTTGACTCCCTAGCTTACATAGACCAACTAGCCAAGGTTGCTTACTTCTTCGACTATGAAGATGAAGATGACTTTGAATTTATTGACGAGCACAGTGGTTATTGATATATGTCAGAGAATGAAATACCAGAGAATCTAGTTCCTTTTGACCCAAGCAAGCACAAACCACAAGACCTTGGTTTGGGAGAAGATGGTGAGTTATCTACAGAACACGTTATAACAACTGACTCACCAACAGGGGACGTATGGAATATACCTACTGTATGGTTTGGGCCAGATGGCCGTGGTTATAAATTACCAGATGATATATCTCAAAGGCTTGCGTACTCATACGAAAAAGGTAACAAAGGCCAGTGGCCCAGATTCCCAAAAGGGGAGTATGATGTGGCAGGGCAGGACGCAAGTGCACGATCCAAAGAGGGTGGGGCTACAAAACGCCCCCTCTTTCAACTGTTTGATGAGGTAGAATAAACAATGCCATTAGATGAAACGAAGGGCTACTCGCAAGAAACCCTAGAACAATGGGTAATGGGTAAGTGCGATGACTGGCGGGATAACTTCCAGAGCAACTACAAGGAACGATTTGATGAGTACTATCGCCTATGGCGTGGTATTTGGGCTAAAGAGGATTCCCTTCGTAACTCAGAGCGTTCTCGTTTAATCAGCCCTGCACTACAACAAGCAGTAGAATCTTCTGTTGCCGAAGTAGAAGAAGCTACGTTTGGTCGTGGCCGTTGGTTTGACATTAAAGATGACTTCCAAGATGGTGGTCAAGACTCCTTAGATGTTGAGTTTATTCGTAAGCAGCTTTCTGAAGATATGCAGTATGCCCGCACGAGAAGCTCTATAAGCGAGTGTATCCTTAATGCTGCTGTATTCGGTACAGGTATCGGAGAACTCTACTTAGAGGAGACTACAGAGGCTATTCCAGCCACTCGTCCAGCACTAGATGGAACAGCAGAAGCAGTAGGCGTAGAGAAGCGTGAGCGTTTCCTCGTTAAACTACGTCCTATCATGCCACAGAACTTCCTTATTGATCCTGTCGCTACGTCTGTTAGTGAAGCACTAGGTTGTGCAGTAGATCAGTATGTACCATATCACCAAGTAAGACAAGACATTGATGCAGGTATCTACCGTGATGTAGATATTGACCTATCATCTGTAGATGATGAACTAGAACCAGACCAAGGACTGACGTATGATAATGATGATCGTGTGCGCCTTACTCGATATTACGGCTTAGTACCCGCTAATCTGTTAGAGGAAGCACGAAAAGATGAAGATAGCGATGATGAAGATGAACTGTCTGATGCTATCGAACCAGAGTATGAACAAAGCTATGTAGAAGCCATTGTGGTGATCGCTAACGGTGATACACTGTTGAAGGTAGAGCCTAACCCATATATGATGAATGATCGCCCTATCGTGGCTTTCTCGTGGGATCAAGTACCTTCTCGTTTCTGGGGTCGTGGTATTTGTGAGAAGGGCTATAACTCTCAGAAAGCACTTGACACAGAGATGCGAGCGCGTATTGATGCACTAGCTCTTACAGTACACCCAATGATGGCTGTAGATGCTTCTCGTATGCCTCGTGGTGCTAAGTATGAGATTCGTCCGGGTAAGACATTGCTAACCAATGGCAACCCTGCTGAGATTATGAAACCGTTTAACTTCGGCTCTGTCTCAGATATTACGTTCGTACAGGCTACACAGCTCCAGAATATGGTACAACAGGCAACAGGTGCAGTTGACACAGCATCCTTTGCAGGTGGCACACAGAACGGTACAGCAGCAGGCATCTCTATGTCTATCGGTGCTGTTATCAAACGTCACAAGCGTACTCTATTAAACTTCCAAGAGAACTTCCTTATTCCATTCGTTAGTATGGCTGCTGTTCGTTATATGCAGTTTGATCCTGACTTGTATAAGGCACAGGACTTTAAGTTTGTAGCTAGTGGTTCATTAGGTTTGGCAGCTCGTGAGTATGAAGTTAGCCAGCTTGTACAGCTACTACAAACTATGCCACAAGATTCTCCTATGTACGCTATTGTTCTTGAGTCAGTGGTAGACTCTATGAACTTATCTAGCCGAGAGTCTATCTCTGCTCAGATGAAGCAAATGAATCAGCCAAATCCAGAGCAACAACAAGCGCAGCAGCAAGCACAACAAATGCAGCTTGCCCTTGCACAGCTACAAGTACAGAAGGCACAAGCAGAAGTTGCTGAAATCTCCAGCCGTGTAGAACAGAATGGAGTAGAGACTCAGCTCTTACCAATTGCAGAAGAAACCAACCGTATATCTGCGTTGGCTAACGCACAACCAGAGACAGAGTTTGACCAACTTATCAAGATGGCAGAGCTAGAACTCAAAGAGCTTGCTATCGAAAGTAAAGAGAACATTGTTGAAATGCAAATGGTAAAGGGGGCCAAGTCTTAAAATGGTAACGAAGCAAGAACTTGATGTAGTGTTAACAGATATTAATCGTGTATTCAAGAATCTGGATAAACAGATAGAGGGTTTAAAACAAATGTATGTTGAACTCAGAACTGAATGCAGTAAATCGAAACCAACAACTAAGAAGGGTAAATAATCAGATGGCAAGATCAGCAAGCGCAAGCGCAAAACGATTGAAGGCAAAGGGCGAAGTACGAAAGGCAGCTCGTAAGAAGGCTTTGGAAACCTCCACAAAGGCTAAGGATGAAGCCCTAGATGAACTGATTAAAACCATAGATAGTTCCAGTAACGACATACAAAGGCCTATCCAGCAAGCTGCAGATCAGACTGTACAAAAAATTAGAGAAGAAAGAGCAGCCACTAGTGGCTTTGGTGGTGGTGGAGCATATCAATCAAAAAATAAAAAAGCATCTGACCTACGAAAAGTAAAAGGATTTGGCCGAGGTCGGCAAACACAAACAACAGGTGGGGGGCTCTAATGCGAAGAAAAGATACTAGCCATTTGGCACGAAGAAAACAAGCTATCGCTGATGGTGGTGGCAATGCAAGGACTCGTAAGATGCGCCAACGCCGAGCTGATCTAGGTGCAGGCGCTCCAGCAACAGGTGGTGCAAGGGTAAGTGAGGGTACTCCATTACCAGCAGTAGTCCAACAACGGGGACGTGCTGCCAGAGGTGTGCCACAGCCTGTTGGTCGTGTCGAATCACCAGAGTTTAGTAGACCCGGAGTGCTTACCTCTGGTCAAGAAGGTATATTAGATGCCAATGCGCGTACTATGAGGGAGATAGAAACACGCAGAGCGTTCAACCCTTATACGCTATACCAAGGTCTTAAATAACAAACAACACTAATAAGGGGTAATGTCAGATGATGACACCTGAAGAACAAAAGTATTATGAAGATTACCTTAGCCTGTTTATCCAAGATGGCTGGGTACAATTTGAAAAAGACATACAGGATAATCTTGATGATTATTCTATAGAGGCTATCAAAGATGAGGGCGACCTAAGATTCATTCAAGGGCAACGCACTATCCTAAATAGCATAAAGAATTTTCGCAACGGGATTGAAAATACCTACGAAAGTCTGCAACAACAGGAAGTAGAAGTAGACTATGTACAGGCTATTTGATTTCGAATGCGAAGATAGCCACATTCAAGAGCGTTTAGTTAAACCTGATGTAATGGAGACTAAGTGTGTTGTGTGTGGTAAACCAACCCAGCGGATAATTTCCCCTGTTTCTTTTCAGTTAGATGCACAGTCGGGAGACTTCCCAACCGCAACTGACCGATGGGCAAAGAAGCACGAGAGAGCCGCTGCTAAATAGCAAGCAAACTATAACCCACAATACTTTTTATAAGTACGGAGTTAAAAATATAATGGCTGCAACATTTTTAAGCGACAACCTTAATGAAGAAGAAGTAAGTTTACAAGAAGATGAAGAACTTACAACCCTTGACGTAGAGGACTCTACAACAGAAGAAGTCGAATCCAATGAAACGGTAGTAGATGAATCTTCTGAAGAAGTAGAACAACCCGAAGCTGAGGAAGATGGCGTACCTGAGAAATATCAAGGTAAGTCTATCTCTGAGATTGTACGGATGCACCAAGAAGCTGAGAAGCTAGTTGGTCGCCAAAGCTCAGAAGTTGGAGAACTTCGGAAACTAGTAGACGACTTTGTTAAGACAAATGTCAACAACAATAGCCCACAGGCTCAACCAGAGGAAGAAGTCGATTTCTTTGATGATCCCAATAAAGCTGTAAACAGTGCAATTTCAAACAACTCTGAAATTCAGGAATTGAAAGCACTAAAACAATCCATGCTAGAACAGGACGTACAAAACCGTGTAATGAAAGCACACCCAGATTATTCAGAGATCGCTGCTGATCCTGCATTCGCTGAGTGGGTTGGAGGTTCTGTTGTAAGATTGGAATTGTATGAACGCGCTAATGCTAAGTTTGACTACGATGCTGCTAACGAACTTCTCTCCACTTGGAAAGAACGTAAGGGCGCAGTTGAGCAGGCAAAGGTAGTACAAGAAGCAGACCGAAAGCAACAGCGTAAAGCTGCTTCAACGGGTTCAGCTAAGGGTTCTGATGCGTCTCCTTCCAAGAAGATTTATCGTAGGGCCGATATTCTTAACTTAATGCAAAATAATCCTAGTCGTTATCTTGAGTTGTCCGATGAAATTACATTGGCCTACGCAGAGAAACGAGTACGATAACTTAACTACTTACTTATAAAAGGTATATAAAAATGGGTTTAGGTACTAATCACGTAACTACTACTACTGCTGCAACTTTCATTCCAGAGCTTTGGAGTGACGAGATCGTAGCTGCTTATAAACAAAACTTGACTTTGGCAAACTTGGTTAACAAGATGCCTATGTCTGGCAAGAAAGGTGATACTCTTCACATTCCAAAACCATCTCGTGGCGTAGCTACTGCTAAGTCAGCATCTAGCCAAGTTGCATTGCAGGCTGCTACTGAAAGCGAAGTAGCAATCTCAGTCAACAAGCACTACGAGTACAGCCGTCTGATTGAAGATATTGCTGAAGTACAAGCTCTGGCTTCTCTGCGTAAGTTCTACACAGACGATGCTGGTTATGCACTGGCTAAACAAGTTGATACTGATCTGTTCGCTTTGGGTAAATCCTTCGGTAACGGTAACGGTTCTTCTTGGGTAACTAACAACACTTTCTTCATTGACGCTACTAACGGTAAAACTGCTTATGCAGAAGATACTGTTGCTGATGCTGACGTATTCACTGATGCTGGCTTCCGCGCTTTGATTCAAGAGTTGGATGACAACGACACTCCTATGGACGGTCGCTTCATCGTAGTTCCACCTTCTATGCGTAACACTATTATGGGCATTGACCGTTACCAGTCTAGCGACTTCGTTGACGGCCGTGGTGTTCAGAATGGTCAAATCGGTACTCTGTACGGTATCGATGTATACGTTTCTACTAACTGCCCAGTTGTTGAGACTGCTGCTGCTAACTCTGCGTCTAGCGTAGACATTCGCGGTGCTATCTTGGGCCACAAAGATGCTATGGTATTGGCAGAGCAAGTGGGCGTTCGTTCACAAACTCAGTACAAGCAAGAGTATCTAGCTAACTTGTTCACCTCTGATACCATTTATGGTACTGGTGTTCTACGTCCCGAGTCAGGTATTGTTCTGGCTGTTCCAGACGCGTAGTAGTATAGCGTAACCATGAGGGAGGCATCTTAACGGGTGTCTCCCTTTTTGGGTATAAGATATTAAATTTAAACAGGGGGCTATACGTTGGGTATATACAGGGGTTCAGGTGGCACTGGTGATGCAAACAACGATGCCACTATTAATGAGATAGAAAACTACAGATCAGAGGCGGCACAAAGCGCAACAAGTGCCGCTGCAAGTGCTAGTACAGTAAAGAGTGTTAACTATGCTGCAACCACATTAGCAGCAGGTTCTAGTGCCACATCTAGTTATGATGCTGGTACAAACACAGTTACAGTTGGTATCCCAGTAGGTGATACGGGAGCCACAGGAGCCACAGGAGCTACTGGAAGTCAAGGCCCAGTAGGTAGCCAAGGCCCACAAGGAGATCAGGGCGTACAAGGGCTTACAGGAGCTACAGGGCCTCAAGGGGCTACAGGATCACAAGGTGCTACGGGAGCTACAGGATCTGTTGGTGCAACAGGTGCAACTGGAGCAGACTCTACAGTAGCTGGCCCCCAAGGTATTCAGGGTATTACTGGAGCTACTGGATCTCAAGGAGCCACTGGAGCTACTGGCGCCACTGGCCCTACTGGAGCCACAGGAGCCACAGGAGCAGACAGCACAGTTGCAGGCCCAACAGGGGCTACTGGATCTCAAGGCATCCAAGGCGATACAGGGGCAACAGGAGCTACGGGCGCAACAGGCGCTACTGGCCCTGCTGGAGCTGATGGGGCTGACGGGGCTGATGGCTCAGATGGTGGTGGTGTTCCCCCAACTATGTCCGTATTTACTGCTTCTGGAACTTGGACAAAACCTACAGGCTGTACAGCTATCAAAGTTACTACCGTAGGTGGTGGTGGCGGAGGTGGTGCTGGCGGCTACGGAGATATAGCTGGTGGTGGTGGAGGTGGGGGTACTTGTATTGAGTATTTCACCGATAATGAAGTTACTAGTACAGTATCCGTAACAGTAGGCTCTGGTGGTGCGGGCAGTTCAGTATCGAACGGCACTACTGGCGGTAGTTCATCATTTGGTTCCTACCACACTGCTAATGGTGGTTCTTGGGCGCAGGGTGGTTCCGCACTTATATACGCCTTTGGCGGCACAGGTGGTACTGCCTCTGGTGGTGATGTTAACCTGACAGGTGGCGGTGGGGCTAGTGGCCTTCAATTAAGCACCGCAAATACCGCAGTAACTGGTGGTATGGGCGGTAATTCTTCACTTGGTGGTGGGGGTAAGGGTAGTTTCTACTATAACAGCGCTACTGCTGGTGGAGCTAATACTGGTGGAGGAGGCGGTGGCGGCTGCGGTTCTTTCGGCCAAGTCGGAACAGGCAAAGCTGGCGGCTCAGGAATAGTCATAATTGAGGAGTTCTACTAATGGTTACGGGATTATTACTAGAAGATAACGTAGTCATTAACACTGCGACATTCGACAGTGAAGAAGCACTGTTTGGTGGCTACATACTATCCCCTTCTGAGGAAGTGGGTATTGGAGATTTCACAGAGGATCAC